ATTAATCTAAAAAGAAACTTCTAGCTTCTATCTCCTGTTTTAATTCTTCTTGAAATGTAGTGTTAAGTTTTTCTAACACCGCATCTAAATCTCTAACCAAAGACTGTGCTACGTCTTGTTCGTATTCATTACTTGCTCTAGTTAATGATTGTACTATCTTAGCCATTATTCTGTATCATCCGAGTAAGGGTCATCGTAGTTACCGCCTGCATCAATTCCTCCTCCAGTATATCCGCCACTACCATCTGATTGATTATTATTTTTTTCCATAAATTTATCTACTTCATCAAACTCACTAGTAGTAAAATCTTCTAATTCTCTTTGAGCTTTTTTCTTTTTAGTTTTTTGACCTGGAGTAAGGTTGTCATATTTATTAAATTTATTAATATATTTTTGTAATTGTTTTGAGTAATCATTTGTTCCAAATCCCGAAATAACGTTTTGACCCCTTAATACAGATTCGGGACCATATCTTAATAATCCTGCAGAATTATTTCTATTTATAAAACCTTTACCTGAAGCATAATCTATTTGACCTTGAAGTTCAGGATTATAATTATAAGAACCTTCTCTTAATGGATTTGTTAGATAAGCTAGACCTAAACCTCCAGCAAGGAATGGTGCAGCCCCAGCAAAAAAACTACTTCCTCCAGCACCACTAGTTATACCTCTAATACCTTGGTTAACTATCATTTTTAATGGATTAAATTTTTTACCAGTAAAAGGCATGCCAAAAGTATACTTGGGGTTTTCTTGTTGTTTATCTATTCCTAAAAGTTGTATAGCTTTTTCCATGCCATACTTCATAGCTAACGACTGTAATAAAGTTTCCATTATCGTCTTCCTCCAGCATGTATATCTAACCTAAAAGTCCCTAGTTTCCAACTAGTATCAACAGCTGTATTGGATATAGTAAGAGCTATTGATCTAGCTCTGGCACGTGTGTCTACCTTTGTTGTACTTGATGTAATTGTAAAAGGACCTAATGATGAACTAACTGCTGTATCACTAGGGTAATTTCTTAAATCTAATTGTACAATAGAACTACCTTGTTGAGATATAAAATCAGGTATAATTCTACTAACTCTCATAATATTTTCTCCATCACCTCTAAGATCACCTAAGTTTGTTGCAGCTCCCCTAACAACTTTTTGTGTAATATCATAATCACCAGAAGTAATATCAGCTGGAATGGCTGTTGTAACTCCAAGTCTTACTTGATTAACTCCTGTTTCATGTTCATAATAATAACTAATTCCTTCTGTGTTTCCTTCCACATCAAAAGAACTATCTGTTCCTGCATCATATTGTGTTGCATGAGGTAAACCAAACACAGCTGAGTCTTGCCAAGTAGTTCTTGTAAATAGAGAACTATCATTAGTAAACCAAATAGGTCTTTTAGCTGTTGAATCTAAATAACTGTATGTAACTGATCTTAAATTAACATTTGAATTTGCTGTAGGATAAAACCATATAACTTCACCAAACAAATTATTAATTCCCGCATACACTAATTGATTAGATGTAGTATTAAGATCATCATAAACATAGTCTTCAACTAAACAGTCCATAGATTCTAGTTTACCAGTGTATCTAAAAAAACCGTTTTCTGACATCCAGTACGCAGCACCATCAACTTCGACAGCAGCATTTTTACCAATCAATCCACAGTTAGTACCAACCTGTTCATATGCAAATGTAAAAGGAGTTCCAACGAATCTCATAGTAAATAAAGCTGTATCAGTCCAAACATACAATGCATTTCTACCAAGTTTAGAACCCATGATCCGTGATCCGGCGGCCAATCTTTGTGTACCCGCACTATTCTCAGCTGTTGGTGTATAAGTATTAATATCTTCTTGAGATGAAAATCTTATAAACATATCATCTTGTGAAGCCTTGTCACCAATAGTTGTTTCTGTACCAAAAAATACTAAGTGACGGTCCGGTGTAGATACTAACATATCTCTAGACGCAGTTGGTGCACCAGGTATAATAGTTGCTCTTGTTGTTACTGCATTAGCTAAATCAGAATTCCATTCAAAACATTCACCATTAAATATTAAACAGATTGCAGTGCTTCCTAAATTGTCTAAAGACCACATACCAGGTTCTGCAACTTTATCTGTAGATGTTGCTGCTTGACCCCATCCAGAAAAACTACTGTAATTAGTAACCGTTGCACCATTGCTGTGAGCAGCTCTAGTCGTTCCTCGAACCGCTCTAGTAATTCCAGTAAAACTTGTCGATGTAATTCCTGTGTAAGATATTTCTTCAGTTCCAACTTGTATAAAATTTGTTCCAGCACTTGGAAAACCCGTGGTGCTTGCTACGTTAATTGTAGTTCCTGAACCACCAGTTCCAAAGGCGTCATTATTTAGTGATCCATTTAACGTAGTTGTTTGTGGGTTTGTAGTAGTTCCTCCCCACTGAGATATACCATAACCAAAGACTCCAACCTGGTCAGGTGGCCCTACGTGATAATATTGATAGTAAGTAATTCCTCCAGAAGTAGTAGCACCACTTCCTGTTTCGTTAGAAGGCATTGTAATGGTAATAGTTAATCCCGAAGGTGTGCTTGTTACCATAAATTTTTTATCAGCAAAATCTGTGGCTGTAAAATTAGAATTAGTAATAGTGCTAAAAGTTGATGCATCACCAAATAAAACAATATCTCCAGTTTCAAAATTGTGTGCAGATGAAAATGTAANAGTTACTGTTGNTGATCCATTAGTTGTACTAAATGCATTTGTAATAGCTGTGCCTGATGGATTAGTTAATGGGTGTATATCGTAATATACTCCCCCTGTGTAAACGTATAAAATTCTATTAGTTCCAATTAAAGAATATTTAATACCTTCTTTATTAACCATGTGATGTAAAGCTCTGGCTGCGCCAGTTAATTTACTATCACCTAATTGAGACCAACCACCTATTTTTTCAGGTGTGCCGTACCTAAAACGTACATTTGTACCTCCTGTCCATTGAGATTCTGCTCCTGTAGAGGTAACTTGTTTATTAAATCCTGGTAAAAATCCTAGTTTCTGTAGCATAGCTTTTCTATTATATAATAAATATAGTAAAAATATACCTATTTTTACTTGTAATTTATGTTGATATTAAATCTAGCTTGTTGGTCTGTGCAGTTAGTGCTTGAATGTAGCATAGAAGGATCAAATAACAAGACACGATTTGCCACTGATTTTACAAATTTTCTACCAACATAGGTCCCACCATTACAAGTATTTAAAGAAAACAATGCTCCTTTGTGGGACATTGGTAAATCTTTGTGTGATTTATATTTTATTAAATTTTCGCTTCTAGTATAGCAATTTACTTTTATCCTTCGTAAAAACACAGTATCTAATTTAGTCAATAAAGGATCTACTGTTTTAAAAAAATCACTATTAACAACATTTCTATCATAGATAGTGTGGGTAAAATAAAAATTTTTAATATCGGTAGCATCTGTAACTGTGCTATTAAAATAATAAGGGAAAATCTGGAGACATAAGTAATTCTTGTATCTTTTTAAATTCTTCTTTAGGTAAAAAATTATCTATAACTTGCATTTAAAATTTAATCTCCATTAAAAAAAACAACATAACTAAACGATTAAGTTTATCGTCACCAAAATAATTAACTGCTGAATGAAAATACTTAGCTGGATAAAGGACTAATCTATTATACATATTACCCATTATGATATCGGGTTTGTATTGTTTGTTTTTTATTATTTCTTGATAGGTTTGTGTGCCACAATTTATCGGTGCATCAGGAGTCAAATATATCATGCCTGCAATTATAGCACCATCATCTTGATGTACTCTGTCATACATAAATTGAGGATCTTGTTTGTCTGCTTCTTGCGTTTTATGAAACTGTAAATAAGCTACAAATGATTTTGGTTTTTTATTGTAGTATTCTAGTATAATTTTATTACATATTTTATCGTATAGTTTTTTATCTATATCTTCAATTGATATACTTCTTACACCCTCAAAATTTTCTTTTATATTTCTTTTTCTATAGTCTAAAGATAAAGCAAGATCTCTTATTTTATTTGGACTTTTTAAAAAATTATCAATTATTAATGTTTTCACGTTTTTTTATTTCTTTCAAAAAATTATCTTCTACATACTCAGCATTAAAATTAAAGGATATAATTGTTTTTCTTTTTTTAGTTTTAGAAGGCGGTGCTCTATGTATAAACATACTAGGGAATATAATAATGTCTCCTTGTTCTGCATCTACATCTATAATTTTTAAGGACAGGGGTTCTACTATTTGAGTTCTAGGTGCAGTTTTTCCAAACTCTAAATAATACACACCCGTAAAATTATGTCCGTGTGTATGCCAACCATGTGTGTCTCCTTTATTATATTGTTGAAACCATAGCTCGTAAATTTGTACTTTAGATAAACCTATTTTTTTTATTTCTTCTATAAAATGTTTTTNTAAATAAGGACCAACTAAATTAACCCATTTTCTTTTTGTATCATGTCTTTTATCCCAATCTACTTTTGAGATACTATCTGTATAATAAGAATCATCTTGTTTTAATTCACCAGATTTTTGTTCATCTATTAACTTTAATAACTCTTTTTTTATTTTAGAGTTTTGTTTAAATTTATTTTTTAATATAGGAAAATTAAAATTTATCATTTTCTAAACCAGTTAGGTAATCCTAAGTGTGGTCGTTTATCAAACATGTTGTCTTTAGCGTTTTTAGTTTTTACATCATTATAATGTAAAAACACTTGCACACATTCTTTACCTTTAAATTTTTCTCTCCAATGTTCTAGCTCACAACCTCTATAAACTAACATGTCTCCTGGTTTTAAATCTACTCGCACACCTTTTTTACCTTTCTTTCCAGATGGTTCTAGATATATAGGCCAAGGGTCACCACCTAAATTCATAGTTGTTGATATTTCACAACTAAATCTATCTGTATGTCTTTTAAGTTCATCACCTTTTTTATAAGCTCTTGCATAAGTATAAGCTGGGTATAATTTTAATCCTGTTACCTTTTCCATTTCTGGTTGACATTTAAGTAACAAAGTTTCCATAGCTATATCAGAATAAGCACAGTATGTGTTTTCTACTTGCTCGTCTTTAGTTTCATAAAAACCAAACATGTTTTCATACGGCGAAATATACCTGTGTTTAATACATGTATCAAAAACTTGTTTTTTTAATAAAAAATAATTTCCAACAAACGTTGCTAAATCTTTTGTAATTGCATTGCGAATAATTGTGTATTTGTTTTTTTTAAAACTCATATAAGTGTAAACCATCCTGTGGCTATCATTTTTTTATCGTCACTTATTTGTCCTTTATGTGTATGAGTCCAATCTGGTGGCCAAATTACAGTTAGACCTTTTATTGCAGGCGTGGTTATGTCTTGATATTTAAAATGAGTTCCACCATTTTCTACGTTATTTAAATAAGTCATAAAGACTAAAACTCTTTCCATGTTTCTACCTTTCGCTCCTCTTTCATAGTGCCATGTTTTAAAACCACCTTTGCTAGGGTACCATTGAAGATTAACATCTTCAACATTAAATTTATCTAGACGTTCTACTTCAGGATATTCTTTTACATACAAATTTAAAATTTCTTGTAAGTGTAGTCTATATTCAAAAATCCCTTTTTCATAATTATTATTTCCTAAACTAAGATCTAAAGAATCTTTAATTTTTTTATCTGGAGTTATCTTTCCTTCATAAAGACTTGATCCAGGTTTAGCTTTGTCCCTGTTTTTATTAAAATAGTTTATTAATCCATCGCAAATTTCTTCAGGCATATACCACCCCTGTATAAAACTATCTTTTGGTAAATCGTGTTTTTTATAACTATGGATAGANTTCATTTTTATTCCTTACAAAATTAAAATTAATTACATGTCTTTTCCAAACATCTGTGTGGTACAATACTTTGTGTTTTATTTTACTATCGAACAATAACAATCTATTCTCAACACTATCAACAGGTATCTCTTTGCCTTTTACTTTTAAAACTGTTTTTGCATTGCACGTTGTTAAAAACAATATGGCTGTAGTAGAGTAATTACAATTATTATCAGTGTGGTATGGAGTTTCTATTGTATCGACATCTCTTAAAACACAGTTTGCTCTTACCATAATAAGAGCTTCAACATCTAGACTTTCTGTTATTGGTCTTATATGTGGGTCAAAAAAGTCAGAAGTAGGTTTATGGTTACCGTAATAAACATGAGTAAAAAGACCATTGTTCATACTCTTTTTTAAATCTACATCTATTTTAGTATAGTACCAAGGATAGTTTTCTCCTTTTATATCATACGAAAGTTTTTCGTAAAATTGATTATTTAAAAAATTGTCTATAACTTTATAGCTCATCTAGATTTCCACTTACTATTAATCTAATATTATTTTTGTTAGGTCTTACTTCATGTGGCATGTATCCAGGAAATATAATTAACTTGCCTGGATCAAACTCACAAACAATGTTTTTATTTACGTCTACTGTAGGATAGCCTACATCATAAAAACACAATGGTGATGAGTCTTTGTTGCCTTCAATAAACCAAACAAAAGATTTACCTTTTGGATTGTGTGTATGAACGCTGTGATAGCTATTCTTTAAATACTTTTGAACCCAACAATGTTTTAAATCTAAATTAAGTTTTTTAAATACAGCCCCTAATTTATTTATAAGTAAATCATGTAGATCTTTTCTGTTTTGATAAAAAGAAGTTAAATTCATTTCAGGTCGTAATATGTCTTTAGTTAATTTTATGTCTTTAATTACTTTTTTTGTTTCAGCATCTACTTCAACGTAATCTTCAACAAGAGTATATATAAAAGAATGTTTACGCATCTTTTGCCATCATTTTTGGAACTGCTTGTATATTCCAATGTATGAATCTAAAAGGATCTTTGCCATGGTCTACAATAAACTCATGTTCTAAGTACCCTGGAAATATTATTAATGTTCCTGGGTTTACTTTAAAATGTACTAATTCACTACCATGACATAAGTCTTTTGATTTTGTAAATAGTTTTGTAGCACGCGCCCCGGTTCTTGGTTCATGAAATACTGGCATCGATGTTTTATCACTACACTTTAAAAAATAAAATCCTGATACATGTTGATTCCAATGCACGTGTGCAGAATGATGACCGCCACCTTTTTTAGCAAACTCTTGCACCCACATTTCATGAAACATGGTTTGGTATCGTGACATATCAAAACCTTGCCAATCTAAAAAGTCCCAAGATTTTTGACCAGCATAGTTTCTTAAATCTAAAAAATCATTATCTAACGTAAGAGGTGAAGAATGGTACGATTGACCAAAGTCACCATACTTTTTTATGTAATCTTTATTTCTTTTTTTAGCTTCTTTAATATATTTATCAGAAGCTTTATTTAAAGATTTAACAAACTCTGGTTTATCTTCAACCCATATTGGTGTTTTAAAAAATTCATGTACGTCCATATTATTTAAATGGATATCCAAGGTTCCACATTACCAATGAATATCTTACTCCTTTCGTTACTGGTTTAACTCTATGCCACACAAATGAAGGAAATACAATAATAGATCCTTTAGGCAAAATTTCTTTAGCTTGTTGTAAATGTTTTGATTCATCTCTTCTTGGTGGGTCATATTGTCTAAAATCAAATTCTAATTCACCGCCTTCATATTCAGACCCGTCTGTTAATTGTAGAGTCATAGATAGTTTTCTTATTTTACCTTTAGTATTTCCTTCTTCATATGGTTTATTCCAACTGTCACAATGCCAATCGTAGTATTGATTAAGTTTATATTTTGTAAATTGACATTGTTCAGAAAAATCCCAATCAAAATTCCACCCTGCGCTTTTATTAGCTGTGTCAATAAAAGGATGCAACTCTTTGTATACCCATGGATCATCTAACCATGTTATATTAGAATTTCTTTTACGTTTTAAATCTGTAATTTCTTCTTTAGATAATTCTTTTTTACCTTTAAACTCACCTGTTTTTGCCATCGATTCTGTTTTTGATAAACCATGTTGAATTATATGATCGCAAAGTCTTGGAGGTATAGCTGATTTAAAAGCCCAATAATAATTTTCTAGATTCATTAGTATATCGGAATAAAACCTGAGTTTATATTTACCTCTCCATATTTATTGTATGTTTCTTTAATACTTTTTTCATCAACAACATCAAAAGCTATTGTAATTCTTTTGTCTTTAAATTTTTTCTTACACACCACTTTGTGATAACTTGCTGATGGTCCTATATAAACATTACCTATTTTATTTTTTATAATATAATCTTTAAAAACTGTTTCGGTATTTTTAGGATCAATTGAAATATAGCCATGAAACAAAGAATCACCATGATTATGCCACGTTAATAACTGTTGTTCATCGTGAATATTTAACCATGATTGTAACCATAACGGCTTTTTAGTGTTAGCATATTTTCTAATAATTTTAAAAACATCTTTAAACATTTTATAGTATTTTACAGAACCCACTAACAGGGTCATAGAATTATATTGATTATACAAACCTGTAGTAGATTGTTTACCATACTTGTGTTCAAAACGTTTGTGAGCTAGGTCTGCATATTTTTTAAAATGTGCTATGTCTTTTTTTATATAAGGTAAATTTACTAACATATAATTTTTTTTAGAGATATACATATGTTATAGTTTGTATAAAGTTTAATAATTTTTTTTGATTGTTTTCTATGTGATAGAAATTATTTGCTGGAAACATTATAAACTGACCATGAGTTAAAGGTATGTCCCAACTTTTTCCTTGTCTTCTATTATCATCATAATAGATTCTAACCATTACATCTGCTGCATTGATTCCATATAAACAAACAAAGTCAGGAGAATTTTTTAAATCGTTAAGATCTGTTTCTCTTAAAGGATTGCTTTTTTCACCAGGAAAATACATGGTTCCCCAAGTTTTTTCATTATATATTCTTAAGTTATATTTTACACGTAAGTGTTCTATAATGTATTTATTTAATTTATCCCAAGTTTGATTAAAAGGTGCTTTAGTCTGAGTGTATGTGCTTTCAAAAATAGATTTAGATAATATGAAAGGATCTATTTCATAACCTTTAGGCATTTTAACATCGCCTGAATATATTGCCTGTTCACTTAATACTTTCTTTTGCATACCTATATATGTTTATAGGTCTTATATATTATGCGTCTAAATTTGTCAACACCCAGCCAGTTGTATTGTCTGCTTGGTAAGCAGATTCGTCCCACGTGTAATCCCAAAGGTGTGTGGCATCGACATCGTTTTGTGTTTGTTGTTCTTCTGTTAAAGCAGGTTTTGTTATAGGAGCTACCCATGAAGCACTAGCTATATCTTTTGTCCAAGATGCAAAAGGTTGTTGAGGCCAAAATATTTGATTCTCAGGATCCCAAGTAAAACCTATACCTGCGTAGTTTCCTCTAAAAGGTGTTCCACCTAATCTATGTGTATTAGCTATTGTGTTGTAAGAAGTTTGAATCCAAAGATGTTCTGGCCAACCATGAACTCTTTCTAAAAAAGCTTGTCCTTTTTCTTCTGAAGCTGAATTACCATCATCAACAACGTTGACTGTTAAAACAATATTTTCTTCTGAAATTTTTGCAAAGTGTGCCATAATTAATTTTGAAATTTATACCTTACTACTACTATTCCACTACCACCGTTAACTCCACTACCAGAAGGTAGTCCTCTACCTCCGCCAGCGCCACCGGTATTAGCTGTTCCTGCTGTTCCTGATACAGGAGAATTTAATCTATTTCCACCTCGGCCTCCGCCGCCGTTTCCACCGTCTCCTCCAGGGTCAGATGTTTGGTCAGAACCACCGCCACCGCCACCAGAAAAATATGATGAACAAGAAACACATTGACCATAAGTGCTAGGTGCAATTGCAGTAGTTACTCCAGGTCCTCCAGTTTTAGCAGGACTAGCTGCTCCGCCAGCTCCACCACCACCAGCACCTGTATTAAAAGGTCCTGTTCCACCATTTTGACCTTGAGGTGGGTTTGTTGGAGGTACATTACCTGTACCCGCTGTGTTATTTAATCTTCCTGCTCCGCCGCCTGAACCTCCTGGTCCACCAGCACCGCAACATTCATTACCACCACCGCCACCGGCTGATGTAATTGATTGAAAAATTGAACTTCCGCCTTGAACGCCGCCTCCAACTGGAGTTGTTCCTCCACCAGCTCCGCCAGCACCAACTGTAATTGGAATTGAACCTGTAGCTATAGGTATAGCAACTGCTGGAGATGCTCCTAATGGAGAAACTGCATAACAACCAGAAGCTGCGCCTGGAGATTGTCTAAAACCTCCCGCTCCGCCTCCGCCACCTGTTCCTTGTGCTCCGCCTCCGCCGCCGGCTACAACCATGTAGTCAACTGTTTCTGAACCTGCTGCAGCACCGCTAGAAGTTACACAAAGATTTCCATCTCCTGTAAAAACGTGAACTTTATAGTCGCTAATTGTAAATGTAGCATTACCGCCTGTTGCCTCAACGTAGGCAGGACCTGAAACTGCATTAGATCCAAAACCTAAAACTTGATAACCAAAATTTGCCATATTTTATTTTCCTTATGCGTCGTTAGCCGCATCAGTAGTGTAAAATATTTTAATACCAAGAACTCTAGATTCACCGGTAAAAGTATCTCCACCGTCTGCAGCTTTTCTAAATAGTTGAAAGTAAGTTTGTTCACCTGCTGCAGGAGAACCCGCAACTGTCATCGCACCACTTTCAGCTGAAATTTGTTGATCTTCGACTGTTCCAATACCAGCATCTGTAACGTCTACTGCTGTTCCATATGCAACGTCTATTGTATCGCCATCAGCACATGCCACAGCCTGTAAACCAAATATACAGTTACCTGTGTTTGTTGAACTAGGAGACCAATAAACTTGGTAAGTTAAAGTTCCTTCGTTCCATGATTTTGGCATAGCCACTGTAAATTGAGTGTATTGTTGTGTACTTGCGTCAAAGTCAAATACTTTTAAATCTGGTCTTGTAGCTGTTGTTTCAACTAAAGCCCCATCTGCAGGATTTGTAGTTGGTCCGTACATTGCTGCAGCTGGAATCCACATAGTTTCTTTACCAGCAATTTTTAAAGCTGAACCGTTACCTTGTAAAATACCTGTTCCTTTTGGAACAAGGTTAAGACTTACGTTTGTTTCACCAGAAGCAGTAATGCTAGGTGCATTACCAGTAGCAGCGTTAGCTAATGTAATTTCATTAACAGCTGATCCTGTTGCAGTAAGATTAATTAATTCGTTTCCATTAGTATCTAAAATGTTTGTTCCAATTTTAGGACTAGTTAAAGTTTTGTTTGTTAAAGTTTGTGTTCCAGTAAGAGTTAC